TCGACCAGCTCCGCGCCGCCGGATACGTCGTCTAAGCTCTCGGGGGCCCTTCGGGGCCCTCGTCTCACCTCCAGGAGAACCGCCACCATGGCAACCCAGAAAACCCGGCCACCCGGCCGGCCGACCAAAGCCGCCAGCGGCGAGGCGATGAAGACTCAGACCTTCCGCCGCACCGAGGCGCAGGGCGCGAAGTACGACGCGCTGGGCGGCGGCACGTGGCTGCGCGCCACGCTCGACGCCACCCCATGGCCGAAGGGCACGAAGCCGAAATGACGCATCCGGCATTGCTGCTCGCGGGCACCCGGCTCCCCGTGGGGCTGGGCTACTCGACGGTCCTTCCCGAAATGGACTTCGAGACGTTCAGCGAGGCGGGGCAGGTCTTCGACGTCGTCGAGCAGCGATGGAAGCAGCCCGCGGGCGCGAGCGGCACGTCCAAGGGCATCAGCCTCGTCGGTGCCGCGGTGTACGCCACGCACCCCAGCACCGACGTGCTGTGCCTCTCGTACAACCTGAAGGATGGCAGCGGCCCGAAGCGCTGGCTGCCGTGGATGCCGCCGCCGGCCGACCTCCTCGCGCACATCCAGCGCGGCGGCCTGATTGAAGCGTGGAACGTCGCGTTCGAGTGGTGGATCTGGAACTATGTGTGCGTGCGTCGCTACGGCTGGCCGCCGCTGCGCCTTGAGCAGACCCGGTGCGCGATGGGCAAGAGCCGCGCGTCGTCGTGGCCCGGCAAGCTCGACAAGGCGAGCGAAGCCATGCGGCTCACCACGCCGAAAGACGAAGGCGGCTCGGTCGTGATGAAGAAGCTGTCACAGCCACGCAACCCGACGAAGGGGAATCCGTCGCTGCGCCACACGCCGGCCGATGCGCCGGCCGACTTCGCGCGGCTCTACGCCTATTGTGACACCGACATCATGGCCGAGGCCGAGGCGAGCAGCCTGTCCGCGGATCAGGAGGGCGAGGAGCTGGAATTTTGGCTCGCCGATCAGCGCATTTGCCGCCGCGGCGTGGCGGTCGATGTGTCGGGCATGCAGGCCTGCGTGCGCATCGTGGAGCTGTGCCTGCAGCGGTACGACGCCGAGCTGCACCAACTGACGGGCGGCGTCGTCGAGCGGGGGTCGCAGACTGCGCGCCTCGCCGAGTGGCTGCGTAGCCACGGCGTGCCCGTGCGCTACGGCAAGGGCGCGATGGATGACGAGGCGGTGCCCGAATACCTCGCGTGGATCGACGCGCAGCCCAACGCCGCGAGCCCGTACCGCGCGCCCTGCCTGATCGGGCCGCGGCGCGCGCTGGAGATCCGCCAGCTTGTGGGCTCGGCCAGCGTGAAAAAGGTCTTCGCGATGCGGCTGCAGCTCTCGCAATGGGGCCGCCTGCACGACCTGTTCAACTACTGGGCGGCCATCACCGGCCGGCCGACGGGCGAGGGCCCGCAACCAACCAACATGCCCAAGGCCGGCCCCAAGGTCTGGCGATGCTTGTGCGGTCGCCACACCGGGATGCAGCGCGCCACGTGCGCGTGGTGCGGCATGCTGCCCCCGCTCACGGAGGAAGGCAAGGTCAAGCGCGCGGCCTGGACGCCCGAGGCGGTCGAGGACGTGCTGTACGTGCTCGCGACGGGGGACCTCTCGCTCGTCGAGAACGTCTACGGCGACGCGATGCTGTGCGTGTCGGGCTGCATCCGCGGGCTCTTCGTCGCGGCCGACGGCCACGAGCTGATCTGCTCCGACTTCTCCAGTATCGAAGGCGTGGTCACCGCGTGCATCGCGGGCGAAAACTGGCGCGTCGACATGTTCCGCACGCACAGCAAGGCCTACGAACTGAGCGTGTCGAAGATCACCGGCATTCCCTTCGCCGAGATCATGGCGACTGCGGGCTATGACGTGTCGCTCTCGCACTGGTGGCTCCCCGAGAATCGCAAGTTCAAAGGCCCGCACCACCCAATGCGCCAGACCATCGGCAAGGTTGCCGAGCTGGCGTCGGGCTTCGGTGGCGGCATCGGCGCGTGGAAGCGCTTCGGGGCCGATGCGTTCATGTCGGACGACGAGATCCGCAAGGCGATCCGCGCGTGGCGCGAAGCATCCCCCGCCATCGTGCATCTGTGGGGCGGGCAAGAGCGCAAGGTCGGATACAACCTCTGGGTGCCCGAGCGCTACGGCCTGGAGGGGATGGCGATCAACGCCATCGAGAACCCGGGCCAGTGGTTCGCCGTGACGCGGCTGGACGGCACCCACAGCGGAGTGAAGTTCTACTGCTGCCCGCACGATGACGCGCTCTTCTGCGTGCTGCCGTCGGGCCGCGCGCTCACGTACCGCCGGCCGCGGCTGGAGGCCAACCCGAAAGACTTCGGCGGCCCGCTGATGATCACCTTCGAGCGGTACAACACGAATCCGCAGTACGGCGCGGTGGGCTGGGTGCGAATCGACACCTACGGCGGCAAGCTGTGCGAAAACATCGTGCAGGCCACAGCGCGGGACATCCAGCGGTACGCCATCATCAACCTGGAGAAGGCCGGCTATCCGGTCGTGCTGCACGTGTACGACGAAGACGTGGTCGAGGTGCCCATCGGCGTGGGCAGCATCGAGCAGGTCGAGGCGATCATGGGCACCATGCCGCCGTGGGCTGTCTACAAGGGCCAACCGTGGCCGATCAAGGCGGCGGGCGGCTGGCGCGGGCGCAGGTATCGCAAGGAGGACTGACCGCGTTACAAAATAATTGTTGCGTGGTTCGGGTTTCGTGACACATAATCGAGCCATCGCAACACGCAACCCGGAGAAGACACCATGACCGCCACCCGCACAACGCAGTACAAAGGTCGCACCATTTGCATCAGCGGTGCTAGCAAGTCCTGCCTTGTTTGGGTGGATGACAAGATGGTCCTTGGTGACTTCCGCTTCGGGACCATCCAGCGCGCTCGGGCTGCGGCTGTTGCCTACATCAACCGTCACACCACCTGACCCGCCACCCCTCGACTACTGGAGAACGACCCGTGTCCATCAACCTCGTCCCGTTGCTGCTTCTGCTGGGCGGCCTCGTGTCGCTCGTGCTGATGGCGGCGTGCCTGCGCACCACCAAGTCGACCACGAGTATTGTCCTCGGCCTGCTCTCGCTCCTCTCCGCGTGCGTGTTCGGCACGGCGGGCGCGGGGATGCTGTTCGCGCTCGTGCTCCTCGCATCGTAACCACTGGAGACTCTATGTCCTGGAACCCCACGAAGGCGGCCAACCTCGCCGCCGCCCGCGAGATCGTCGCGACCCTCAGCAAGGAAGAAGCCTCTGCCCACCTGGACGCGGCTGCACGGCTTAAGAGCCTCGGCGTGCATTTCGGAGACCCAGCATCGGCGCAGGCGTTCTTCGTGCACGCGGCCACGGTGCGCGCGCTGCTGCTGCCGTTCGCGACCGACGTGGGCGATTCGGTGCCGGCGGCGGCCCCCTCTCGTGCCGGTGAGTTCTGGCGCAGCGACTGGTGCCACATCCCGGCGGGCTACTACGTCGACGGGGACGGTCGGCTGCAGCACCTCGTGCCGGGAGTCGCACCATGAAGTTCCTTGTCTCCGTCGACCGCGCCGCACCGTACGAGCTGGAGGCCGCGACCAGCTTCGAGGCCGTCGACCGCGCGTGCGCCGCGCACCCGGCCGCTGAGCGCGTGGATGTGAAGCCTGCTCGCACCCGCGCGCCCCTCTTCACGGCCTCGGGGCCGGGTCTGCTCTCGCAGTGCGCAGCGGCCGGGCGCATCGCGATGCAGCTCGACGAGCAGACGCAGAGGGCCGGCTTTGGGCGCGTCGGCAACAGCGACGAATACGTGCAGGTCATGACGGACGAAGAGGCAAAGGCGTGCATCACAGAATGGCGCGAGCGTTACCCGCACATCGCGCAAGCCTGGGCGGAGAAGCTGCCCCAGACGTGGCCTGCCGACCTCACGCCACTGGACCGCTTCGCGTCGACCAACTACCGGAAGGACTGACCGTGACCGGCGACCTCCTCCGCCCCGAAGGGTCTCGCGCCTGGACGCAGGTCAGCCGGGGCCGCGCCCACGCACTGCGCAAGATCGACGGCTATGAAGTCGAGTTCTTGCCCTTCCTCGGCGGCAAGGCGTGGGCGCCGCTGCGGGCCACGACCGAGCACCACCCGCACATGCGCTACCGGGCGCGCAAGGTCAGTTCGGCTTGACACCCGGTGAGCTTGCGCTCGGAGAGGTCGAGGGCGTCGCGGAGGGCGAAATAAGCGCGTCGAGCAGTGGGATCAAGCTCGGCCCCGGCTCCATCAGCCACGCCGGGGGCGGCGGCAGGCGCGGGCACTCCAACGCCGGGGCAGAAGGCACCGACGCGCAGCCGAACAGCGTCAGAAGACACACGGTCGCGTAGGCGGTTCGTTTCATGTTGGGCCCTCTGCAGCTTGGTCAGGTTGGTGTCGTTGGTGGTGCGCAGCTCGTGGGCCCTGCGGTCTCGGTCGGCCAGCGCGAGGCGTAGCACCTCGGCCGCCGCGTCCCGCTGCGCGACCCGCTCGGCGTTGAAGCCGCTGGAGAGCCGCCAGCCGTTGGTGTACCAACCCCCGCACCACCCCGCCGAAAACGCCGCCACGAGGCCGGCAGCGGCCACGGCGAGGCGAATCTGCGTCGGGGTCACGCGAGCCCCAGCACCCGGCGGGCGGCCACGTGCAGCCGGAGGCGGTCTTCCCACCCGTTCGAGTCGCCGACGCGCGAGGTCTTCCGGCCGCGGTTCACCTTGTCGCACGAGCCGTCGAAGTCGTCGGCGTCGGCGAACGCGTTGATGCCGTTGTCATTCCAGAAGGCGCAAGCAGAGAGCGCGGCCCAGGGCGGTTGCGCGAGCAGCGCCGGCAGCGCCTCGAAGTCGGGCACGAGCTGGCCCGGGAAGTCCCGACGCAGCAGGTCGCGCACGCGGGCATGGTTGTAACGCCCCGTGGTCTGGATCAGACCGTGGCCGCGGAAGAGCGAGCCGTCCCCGGTGTGGATGTTGCCGAGGTCTTTGCGGCCCTCGTAGCCGCGCTGTGCCGGCGTCGGCCCCCACAGCTCGCTCGTGTAGCGCAGGCCGCCCGACTCGTGGCCGACGTTGGGCAGGAAGTGCGCCCGGCGCAGCGGCGTGTCGATGCTGTAGTGAGCCATGCCCGCCAGCAGGTCAGGCAACCAGCGGACGGCCAACGGCACGGTAGCGCCCGTGCAGGCGGCGAGTTCTTCAGCGGTCACGGCGTTCCCTCATGAAGTGGCCCGGGAGGCGCAACAGCCCGTGAATGCGTCGCTCCACGAGCAGCAGCAGGGCGACGCCGGCCAGGGCGAGCACGGTGCCCAGGTTGGGTCGGTAGCCCTGCGCCATTGACACGATGATCGCCAGCGGCCCGGAAGCCAGCATCCAGAAGGCGAGGCGCACCGGCAGGCGGCAGCGGGGCCCCATCAGGTTCAAGACGGGCTCGACCTTGAAGAAGATGACGAGGCACGCCACCAGCGCAAGGTACTGCAGGGTGTGTTCGATCATTTCGGCGCGTCCTCCATCTTGCGGCTCGCCAGCTTCATCAACAGGGGGCCGATGTACCGATGGCAGAGCAGACCGACGATGACCGCGCCCGGAACCTCAAGGGTCTTGACGGGGATCGCCCCGCCGATGGCTGGTGACCACGTGGTCAGCACTGCGAGGATAACCCCCGCGCCCGCTGCTGAGAGGTAGGACGCGATGAGAGATGCGAGTACGGTCATCAGAAGCCGCTGCAAATACGGTGCCGTGGGCACATACGTCTGCGCCCAGAGGCCCCCCACGAACCCGGCGAGGAGCAACGTAGCATCGAGCCCCGTCGCCACCCCCAGCACCACCATCCCCGCGCCTGCCGCTGTGGATACTGCCCCTTCTGCCATTTTGTCTCCCAACTGCCAGTAATTTTTGCAGACGCGAGGATACCTTACGGCGTCTGGTAGCCCACGGGGATAAGGGCGAACACCTCCAGCCGGTCGGACACAGCCCACGTGAACGGCTGCGTCGGCGTGGGGCCGGTCGTCAGCGCGGGCGTGACCCCCAGCGCGAACGTGATGATGTTCGAGCCCTGCGCCATGCGGCATTGGCCGGTGTAGAGCGCGTTCCCCGAGGCGTCCCGCAACACGACCGAGCCCGTCACGATGCGCGAGGCGGTGAACGGGGCCGTGAAGTTCCACTCCCCGGTGCCCGCCGTGGTCGTGCTGCCGAACTGCAGGAGCATGCGATAGGCCGCCTCGCCCTGATCCAACAGGCGGTGCCAGCCCTGCAGGAAACCATTGCCGAGGACAGGCTGCGGAGAGGAGATCGACGTCCAGGAGGGCGTCGTCACCGTCTCCGTGCCGAGCATGAACTGCTGCAGCAGCGCGGATGACGGCTGGAAGTAGCGCGAGGGCTCGAACTCCAGCAACCCGTGGATGTTGTAGGTCGCCGTCGTGGTGACCGCCCGCGCTTGCGCGTCGCAGCGGCCATAGCCGCGAACGTTGTCCACGATGTTGTTCGTCGGGGTCGCGGTCTCCACACCGCCGGCCGCCGTATACGTGACGATGCGCAGCGGGTCGTACGGGACGGACTGCTTGATGTCCAGGCGCACCACGACGCCGTCGATGGTTCCACCGAGCATGTCGATATGGTTGATCAGCACGTGCGTGATGTCCTGCGTGCAGTCCCGCGAGAAATAGTCGACCTCGATGTTCTCCGTCGCCGGGCCGCTCACGCCGCGGCTGATGTTGACGGCGGCGGTGCTGCTGCGCTGCTGCGAGTTGTTCACGGTGGCGTGCACGTCGCGGCACCCGTACGCGAAGAACGGCCGGAAACAGTCCTTGGCGGTGATGTCCACGTGCGCGTCGTTGCCGTCGTTGTTGGCGTTGTACCCGTAGTAACACGTCTCGGCGACGATCTTCGCGCGGATGCCGCGAATCGCGCCCGTGCGCGGCAGGAAGCTGCCGACGGCCAGCGGCTCTTTGATCTTGCGGCCGGTCAGCTTGCGCGCCGAGAAGTTGCCGAAGTTCTGCGCGCCGCTGTTCTCCAGCGTGCAGCCGCGCAGGCCCAGCCCGGTCACCGGAGCGGACGGCGTGTACGTCGGGTCGGTGAAGGTGAACTCCCCGAGATCGAGGTTGCTGTTCCCAGAGAAATAGATCATGTCGACCACGCCCGCCGAGACCTCGGCCACGAAGGTGACGTTGCCCAGGTTCTGCATCGAGATGTCGTCGCCGCGGCCGGTCCAGTCCAGGAGCTTGCCGCCGAACGTGGACGACGAGACCGACCCGCACCAGTAGTCGCCCGCGGGGAAGATGAGGCTCTTCGCGTTCGCCACCGCCTTGCGCAGCGACGACAGCACGTTGACCGAGCGCGAGCGGCTGACCACGTCGGCGATTTCGGCCGGCGTGAACCAGTTGAACACCGAGACCGCGTCGTCGTTGACGCTGGTCTGCGTGCGGTGCTCCGTGGCCGTGGCCGCGCGCTTGTAGCCGATGTTGTTCGTCCCGCTGTCGGACGCGAGAATGGTCTTCAGGTTCGGGTCGAAGACGCCCCACTTCGTGTCATCCGTCGGGAGCGAAGTGTTCGCATTAACCAGCGACACGTACAGCAGGCCCGCATACCGCACCAGCGCGAAGGCCGAGTAGGGGTAGGGCGAACCGCCATTCAGCGCCGAGTCGATGAAGTCGGGCACGCCCTGGCTTTGCAGCTCCCCGATTGACTTCGTGATCGCGTAGAAGATGTTGTTCATCTTCTGCCGCTCGATGTTCTTGGAGTCGGGATTGCTCGCCGGGAGCTGGTAGTCCGGGCCGTACCCTTCCATGTAGGACACCTCGCCGGAGCCCACAGCCGCGTCCGGCACCGTCGCCTGATCCCCGGAGAGCGCGAAGGGGACGCTGAAGAATTTATCCATGGTAGAAGTTCCCGTTGCCGAAATTGTAGTGATAGCGCCCAAAGCCCCAGCCGTCGGCGTCCGACACGACAACGTAGTCTATCCGCACCCCCGCAGGGCGGGGCAGCAGGTCGAACGCTGAGAGGACCGTCTCCAGGTCCGTCGAGAGCGGGAAGCCGAAGACGTACCGGGCGTTCATGTTGAGGCCGTCGGTCACGTAGACCGAGCCCAGGTCGGCGAAGAGGTCGGCCATGAAGGCGTTGATCTCCGGCACGGTGCCGCGCGTCACGAGCTGGAAGTACCGCAGCCGCAGCACGAGGCGAATCTGCTCGGTCGTCAGGGGGAGCTTGATCCAGGCGGCGAAGTTGCCGTTCTCGAAGTTCACGTCGTCCGGCGCGAAGCCCCAGATGGGCTTTCCTTCGTCGTCGCCGCCCTCGGTGATCGAGACCGGCACGTCCAGGATGATCGCCCACACGGAGAGGCCGAAGTCGTTCGCCGTGGTCAGGTCGAAAACGTTCGTGATCCAGCTCGACCAAAAGGCGGACTGCGTGCTGTCGTACCACGCCTGTTTCGAGGTCAGCAGCGATTCCAGGCGCGCGGCGGCGTTGTGCTGCCACAGCAGCGCGCGCAGCAGGTTGACCGAGAAATCGAACGGCTGGATGGTCATGCGGCCACCACGACGATGATGTTGCCTTCGATCAGCTTCGCGATCTCCGTGATGCCGATGGGAATCTCGTCCGTCGACCAGACCGTGGGGGTCAGCAGGGACACCTCCACGCGCTGCACGTAGACGCCCGGGACCTGCCGCATCACCGCGCCGCCCAGCTCGAACGGCGACACGCTGCTGCCGACGGTGAACCCGGCTTCGCCGTCGATCTCGCCGTTCACGTAGGCCATGACCGCTTGCCGCACCGTGGCGGCGATGTCGGTGCTCGACCCGGTGTTGCGCACGGTGACGCGGGCTTGTACGTCGACCTCGTCAGGACGCTGGAACGAGACCGGATAGACCTGCCCACTCACGGGGTCCGTGACATTCACGGTAACGTCGCCGTTCCAGGCCGCCCCGAGCGACTTGTTCGCGAGCAGCGTGGTCGCCACGTCCAGGTCGGTGCCGCCGTCCACGCACACGAAGATCGAATGGGCCACCATCAAAACGCCGTCGATGGTCTGCGGGATGTCCGCGACGTTCTCCCGGAACGACAGGCTGCGGACGTTGGGCGTGTCGTACAGCGCGGAGGTGATGGCCTCCGGCAGTGCCACGTTCTGCAGGCTGAGCGTGTTGCGGCGGCGCGTGCGCGAGGCGAGGTCGCTCTCCTCGTTGCGCCCGAGCGTGGCCGCCGTGGGGTTGTTGATCATGTCCC